TGCATGACGGAAGTGAATATAAATTTGTAAACTTTGTAAGTGAAGTGCAATCTTATGTCAATGCTGGAACTGGCAACATTCAAATTCAAACATTGACAGACGTTAATAGCGGAGACACTATCGCAAACGGCGATATTATGTTGTATGACGGCGGTAGTAGTCACTTCGGTTTTATAAATCTTGGAAGCGAAATAAATTCATATATCAATTCCGCATTTAGTATAAAATCGACAACAGATTTATCCGAAGGTACAAATCTTTATTACACCGATGCGAGAGTACAGACTAAACTTGGTGACGTATCTGGCCACATTTTACCAGACACGGATGTAACATATGATTTAGGTAGTTCTACCAAAAAATTCAGAGATTTGTATTTGAGTGGTAGTTCAATTATATTAGGGACTCTTGAACTGAAAGATAACAGTGGCGTTTTTGAAACGACTCCTGTAGGTGGTGGAACAACAGAAACATTTGCAACAGAGTCGCATGTTGCAACACAAATTGCAAATTTAGTAGACACTGCTCCCGCAACACTAGACACACTTAATGAACTAGCCGCAGCTCTTGGCGATGATGCAAATTTCAGTACAACGATAACAAATTCTATAGCAACCAAACTTGCAACGGCGGATTTTACATCAACTGCAAATACATGGTTGACAACTAAATCAACTTCTGATATAACAGAAGGTACAAATCTTTATTATACAGATTCAAGAGTACGGACACATATCACTGGTGCAGATCTCGACATGGGATCAAACGACATTACCACAACTGGTAAAATGTTGTTTGCGAATATGTATGCAACCACTGGTGACTTGCCAAGTGCTACCACATATCATGGTATGTTCGCCCATGTACATGGTACTGGCAAAGGATATTTTGCTCATGGTGGTAATTGGGTAGAACTTGCAAATAATAGTCAAATTATTGCACAGGATTTTTCTTGGGCTTCAATTACTGGTAAACCAACAACGATTGCTGGTTATGGTATCACTGATGCGTTCGATGGAGTATTTGGTTCTTTAACTAATACACCTACCACGATTGCTGGTTATGGTATCACAGATGCATTTGATGGTACATATGCGTCTTTGACAGGTACGCCGACAATTCCAACATCTATTAATAATTTGACGGATGTGGACATTTCGACAACTGCGCCAACCGATGGACAAACCTTAGTATGGGATAATGCAAATAGTAAATTTATTCCCGGCGCGGCAAGCAGTAGTTATAATGATGCAGCGGTAGATGCACATTTAAATCAATCCAATCCGACAAGTGGATATGTATTAAGTTGGAATGGTACAGATTATGCATGGGTTGCACAATCTGGTGGTGGCGGTGCTGCGACTCTACAAGTTTCAGATGCGGTCCCATCAAGTCCTACTGCAAACGATCTTTGGTTGAATAGTACCAATATGAAACTCTTTGTGTATTATGCAGATGGTTCATCAAATCAATGGGTTGAGGTTGGAGCCGGTGGAACAATATCGGGTGGCAGTGGTGGCGGATCTTCTGTTACTGTGTCGGATGCTGCGCCGTCAAGTCCTGCTGATGGAGATATGTGGTTTAATTCTACAGACACAAAATTATACATTTACTATAATGATGGTTCATCAAGTCAGTGGGTACAGGCATTGCCGTCTGGCGGATCTGGTAGTGGTAGTAGTGGATCATCAAATACATGGGTAGAAAAAACTGCCGCACATACTGTAGTCGCTGGAGAGAAGTTATTAGTAGATTGTAGTTCTGCCGCAGTAACGGTAACTCTTCCTGCGGCCGCGGCATTAGGTGATGAGATAAGAATTATAGATGCAACTGGAAATTCCAGTACGAATAACATAACAATCGCCAGAAACGGACATAAGATACAGGGTGCTGCTGATGATTTGACTATCAATACTGATAGAGCGGCATTTGGATTGGTGTATTATAATGCCGCTCAAGGTTGGTTGTTGACAGAAAGATAATAAAATGGCATATGAATATCCCTGCAAAATTCTCAGAGTTGTGGACGGCGACACCGTAGACGTTGATATTGATTTAGGTTTTGGTGTATGGATACATCGAGAGCGCGTCCGTATCATGGGAATTGATACGCCAGAATCAAGAACAAGAGATTTGACAGAAAAGGCATTTGGCCTTGCTGCGAAAGAATTTGTCAAGACTATGATGCCTATCGGTAGTATGCAAATGATTAAAACTGAAAAAGACAAGACAGGAAAATTCGGCCGAATTCTTGGAGATTTCTTGTTTGACGAAAAAAGACTTACAGAAATTATGATAGAAGAAAATCATGCAGTACCATATTTCGGTGGCAGTAAAGACGAGACGCAGGCTGCACATATGGCAAATAGAGAAATTCTTTTAGAAAAGGGTTTGGTAACTCTTGGGGAATTATAATTATAAATAGTCATAAAAGAGGACTGTTATGCCTGCTATCACATCTCGCACAGAGTTTAAATCATATTGTCAAAGAAAACTGGGTTCTCCCGTCATACAAATAAATGTATCTGATGATCAAATAGAAGATAGAATTGACGATGCCTTAGAGTATTATCAAGACTATCATTTTGATGCAGTAGAAGATACATATGTTCCTTATAAACTCACTAGTTCTGATATTACAAATAATTATATCACGACAGACCAGAGTATTGTCGGAATTAAACAGGTAATTCCCCTCTATCAAAAAAATAGTTTCTCGACAAATATGTTTGATGTTAAGTATCAATTATTTTTGAATGATGTATATAATCTTACAAGTGCCGAAATGTTGACATATCAGGTCACTCAAGATCACCTACAAATGGTAAATACCATTATTCATGGCACCGTGCCGATTCGATATCAAAGACATATGAATAAACTATTCATGGATGTTGATTGGGGATTTGATATAAAAGAGGATGAATATGTTATTATGGAAGTCACAAAAATAATCGATCCTGATGTGTATACAGATGTGTGGAATGATAGGTGGTTGAAAAGATATGCAACAGCTCTAATTAAAAAACAATGGGGCGAAAATTTGAGTAAATTCGAGGGGGTGCAACTACCCGGCGGAATTACTTTCAGCGGTGCGAATATTCTACAAGAGGCCAAGGAAGAGATTCAAGTATTAGAAGAACAAATGTCTCTTAACTACGAATTACCCGTTGATATAATGATCGGTTAATAACAATGGTAACGAACGCATACATAAACAACACAACTTATACTCAAGAACAAGATTTGATCGGAAGTCTTGTCATTGAATCTATACAGATGCACGGCCAAGATTTTACCTATATTCCAAGAACTATTGTAAAAGAAGATACAATATTTAACGAGGATACAGTGTCAAGTTTCACAAACGCATATACAGTAGAAATGTATATAGACAGTGTAGAAGGGTTTGAAGGCGAGGGAGAAATGTTGAGTCAATTTGGTTTGAATGTAAGTGACCAACTAATAACCACTGTTTCGAAAACTAGATTTACAACTGAAACTAGTATGAGTAGGCCAAAAGTTGGAGATTTGATATATTTGCCATTAGTTGACAAAGCATTTGAAATAAAATTTGTTGAAGATGAAGTTCCATTTTTTCAATTAGGAAAAATGCATGTTTTCCAACTTACCACAGAATTATTTGAATATTCACATGAAACTGTCAATACTGGTATAGTAGAAATTGACAACAATTTTTCAGACGCTCAGATTGCAGATGATACTATAGATAATCAACCAGATGTAGATACAGGACTCACGCCACTTTCACCAGCAGTAACAGATGGTGTTATAGACTTTACCACCACAAATCCTTTCAGTGAGGATTATTAAATGTTAGGAAATCCACACTTCTATAGAGGGACAATTAGAAACTATGTTATTGCATTTGGTTCTATGTTTAATGATGTCCAAATAAAAAGAACTAATGCTGCGGGGGCAGTATTAAAAACAATAGATGTTCCTTTGGCATATGGGCCAATCCAAAAATATTTAACAAGAATTAATATGCTTGATGATGGTGGTAATGCGGCAATAGTTTTACCTAGAATGTCTTTTGAAATTTCTGGATTTACATATTCGCCAGAAAGAAAACTTTCTAAAGTTGGAAAGATAACTAAACAAAATAATTCTTCTGATATCAATAAAAAGAATGTTGTATATAATCCGGTTCCATATGATATTTCATTTACTCTTTCGGTTATGACAAAAAATGCAGATGATGCTACTCAAATCGTAGAACAAATTTTACCATATTTTACGCCGAGTTTTGTAATTCCTATCAAAGAAGTTGGCGAAATGGGAATTGTCAGGGATACACCACTCACATTGAATTCGGTAGACTACCAAGACGAATATGAAGGTGATTACTTATCCAGAAGATCGTTAGTATGGACAATGGAATTTACTATGCAAGGATTTTTATACGGACTCCCCAGAGAACAAAAGTTAATTCGAACAGCCATAACCAATACTAAAAAATTAAATACAACCGATCAATTTACAAAAAACACTATAACTACTAATCCATCGGATGCCCTTGAGACTGATAATTTTAGTTTTGTCAATACATTTGATGAAGATTTTGGAGATGTATAATGAAAGAATTTAATAACGAACATTTAAGCAAATTCTTAGATATAGAAAACGATATGGATCAAGGTAAGTTAGAAGTGTACAATGAAAAAGAATCTACGGAATTAGTCAGAGGCGATGAAATATCCGATGATTATGCTCTAAGAAGAAAAACATTACATAACTTAGTAGATACTGGACAGGACGCTTTAGCACATATGATGTTAGTTGCAAAAGAGAGCGATCACCCTCGAGCATTTGAGGTTGTAGGTCAACTTATGAAAACAACTTCTGATATGGTTGCAGATTTGACAAAACTCCAAATCGAAATGAATAAAATAGAATCAGAAAAAGGCGGCCCGAGTAAAGTAGTCAATAATAATTCAGTATTTGTTGGAGATACAAATGCATTATTGGAAATG